ATGTACCATATGGTAACTTTCTATCATCACCTAATAATCTAAAGTGTGCTATTTCCCAAGAATTAAATTCCATATCTTTAGCTTTCCACTTGAATCTTAGTCCTTTGTTTTCAGCTGGCTCTTCTACGTTTTGTCTACTTGCTTGCGCTGGCATACCTCTTTCCAAACGTTCAATTTCGATATTTGGTAATTGCATACAACCAACAACTCCTTTTTCAGGGTCAAGTTTAAGATAGACAAAGTTATCACCATACTTACAAGTATTTCTAGTCCACATTGGTAGATTTGTATTTAAATCTAAAACATTCAAAAATAAATCTATTAAAATACCCTTGATACGTTTTGATTCTGAGTATATTTGTAACATATACCCATTCTGGTCAACCGTAGTAGATTCCTCACCATAAATGTCTAACGCAGCAGATATTTCGGGTGTATATTCCATAGATTCATAATCATAAAACGAAGCCAATCTAGTTGGTTCGTAATATACAGCCTGAGTGTATAAGTTACTTTCAATCTTAGTCCATTGATTTGCTAAGTAGTAAGTTTGTTGTGCTTGGAGTAATTCCTTATCAAATTCTTGTTTTGATTTAGTTTTTAATAACTCCTTTCTATCGAAACTATAAGTTGGGTAATCTTGATTAAGTAAAGCATTAGGACCGAATGCTTGTGTTAATCTTTGCCAAACTGTTAAATTATTTTGATTATTTTCCATAAAGAAATTTTAAATATATTTCTATTGTTTTAAATAGTTCTACCTAATTTGATGTATTATTATTAGTTGTACTATTCGTATTATTGTTTTTGAATGGGACTTTATCAGGAGGACTAATTTTTGTAGTTGATATACCCTGACCTGGAACATTCAATTTTGACCCATTGAATTTCTTATCTCCACTTTTTTTTCTGTTTACAAATCCCATAATCTTTTTTTTATAAATATTATCTACCTCCGAATAACCAAGAGTATTTCATATAGTCCTCCTTACTTGCGTTTTGATTTCTTTGATTAATTCTCTCAGTTCCAAAAGGTATCACGGGATTGAAATCAATCTGTTTAGCTGCAGTTTCATTGTTAGTAACAGACCAAGATTCTAACATAGCTTTAGTTTGTTCGGTCACCTTTTCTAAACTACTGAATGATGATTCCGCAACATAAGTTGCCATTGCAATTGACATAATTAAATCATCGTGTTGACCCTTTTGATGGTCTGGTCTTCCATTTACATATACGAATGTATTCATTTCATTGAATAATCGTAAACTATAAATTTTAAACTGATGTCTCATAGCTTCCTCAAATGATGCTATAATTTGTACACGTTTGTTGTTGAAATTTAAACCCGGTATCTTTTCTAAAGCCTTTGGGTCATATTTCCACTTATTGGCTAAATCAATACCATCAACATATAAATTTTTGTAACCCATTTCTTGAAGTTTTCTAGATGTTGAAACACCCATTCCTCCTGTTATATCTATTACAATGAAACAATTATACATATTACCCCACTTATAACAAATTTCTGCCATCGTATCAGGTGGAAGTTTACCCACATATTCCGCAACTTGTTCTCTTTCATCAAAGTCAATAATTTGAAATGAACTAAAGTCCTCACTATCCCCTCTACTCACATCCACACCCATCACATATTTGTGACCCATCACAGGTTCTTTCCAAATCCATAAAGAGTTACCAATCATTTTATTTTGGGGTTCTCTAATCATATTCTCTTTTACCCTTTGCATCAATAGTGAATCAAAAACGTTATCACCTGAACCAAGGAAGTTACACTCTAACTCTTGTGATACTTTTCTTTTATCATATTTCAATTTTTTAACCATACCTTCAAACCAAGAAGAACAAGGTTTATAACCTGAATCCATTATCAACTTGAGTTCCTCAAAATTTCTTTCTTCAAATGGTATAGTTTCCCAACTAATAATTTCATCTTTAGGATATTCTTCTTTGTTTAGAAGGTAGTGAATAGTATCTTGAGTTTTAACTAAAAATAAATCTTTTGTATATCTTGGGTCTCTGTACCAAAACATTTCAGATATTTTGAAATCATTCATATTTCTATGTGCCTGATTATATATTTCATAATAAATTGGGTCATAACCATTTGGTGTTGACACCACAATAACTTTACCACCAGTAGAAAGTGAGGCCATACAAGCTGCCCAGAAGTCAGAATCTGCATCAATGAACGCAGCTTCATCAAATACAAGAATTGTTGGTGTGAAACCACGTAGGGCATCCTTAGAGGTAGCAACAGCTTTTACCTCACAACCATTATTTGTTTTATAGTGTTTTTGTGAATTTTTATCACTTGAAAAATCAATACCAACCCAAGATGGCCATTGTCCAATAAACATCCTGATTTTATTGGCCATTTCCATAGAAGTATCTAGTTTATTTGCGATAATCAAAATCTTTTCAGGTTTTGTTTTTTTAGCAAACGCTATTCTTTTAGATATCCATGCTGCCGTAACTGTTGATACTCCTGCTTGTCTGTACTTCAAGGCAATATTTTCATTGTATTCCTCGTAGTCATTTAATAATGATATTTGGTCAGGAAACAACTCTAGTGGGACATATTTTGAAACTGTGTTGTCATATGTTTCAAGGTATGTTCTTAATGCGTAAGGTGTATCTTTCATACATCTTACATATTCTATCATTACTTGTTCTTTTGTTAAACTCATAAATTGTATTTTATATAAATATAAAAACCCCCACTTAATTATAAATGGGGGTTTGTAAGTTAATCTTCATCTTCATCATCAAAATCGAATGTATCCCAATCATCGGGATTGAAATCGTCATCATCATCTTCTTTTTCCTCTGGTTCAATTGGTTTCTTCTTTTCAAACTTCATTTTTTCTAATGGTTTTTCTTTTTTCTTTTCGTAATTAATATCATCTATAATTTCTTGTGACAAATCTAAAAATCTATCGATTTGTTCTTTGTCATTTTTAAAAACCCCTAACATCATTTTATTGTAATCATCAGGTTTCCCCTCAAATTCTTGAGCCAACATCAATAATAAATCGGGTTCAATTTCATATGAATAACCATCAAGTTCCATATCCCATAAAAATCTTAATTGTTCTATTAGGGCTCTACCATAATTCATATTTTTGATTTCGTGTTTGTGGGCATCAGCTACACCCATAATTGTATCACCCACTTCTTTGTTTTTAGGTAATGTGAAAATAGAATCATAATATCTCGCCCCTTTAACCAATTCGTGCATAAGTAAAGGAAAATTTGGTGCGGCAGCATCAATAATCCAAACCCCATTTTTATCTAAATAGACATCACAATATGCGACTCTCCCTGTAACACTTTGAGCCATTCTTTCTAATTGTGCCGTGTTTTCCCAATAAAAACGAGAAGCCCCCGAACCGAACTTTTTGTATAAGTCAACTAATCTTGGGTCAATCGAATTTAATTCATCCTCAATATTGTTAACAGCATTAAATCCATCCCTCCAAGCAGCTCCTTGTGTTAAAGCATTTTGTATATGTCTTTGTTTTATTCTTTCGTCAAATGATGAATCTACTTGTTTTGCCTTTTCTATTTTTGTTGTAGGTATTTCTTGAGATAATCTTCTACCACCACTACCTTGACCTAAAATTGCATTTACCTTTATTTTACCATTATCAACCCCATTTTTTATATGAGGGTACATATTAAAAAATGTAACTAAAGCTAAATCTTGTAAATCACTTTTGTGACTTGATTCTATATTTGGTAACCCAAACATTAAAGATGTGAATTCTTGTGAACTTGGTGCTTTGTTTTCAGGATTGTCGTACAGATTTTTAGCTGTTCGTTCTATTCTGTTTTTTACATCATCAGGTAAGTAGTCACTAATCGGTGCTTCAAATAACCAATTTTTTTTCATTACTTCTTTTTTAATTTATTATAAAGTTTTTCCATCACAAAATCAAATTCTTCTTTCCCTTGAGGTCTTGTTTCAGGATTTTCGTATGGCGTAATTCTTTCAGGTTTTCTTCTTGGTTTTTCTTTTGGTTTTTCTGTTGGGGTTTTTGGTTTGGTAGCAGGTTCTTTTACACCTGGTTCAGACATAAATTCAAAGTCCATCATATCCAAATCAAAATCTTCATCTTCCCCTTGAGGTCTTGTCTCAGGGTTTTCGTATGGTGTTTCACGTGATGGTTTTCTTCTTGGTTTTTCCTTAGGTTTTTCAGTTGGAGTTTTAGGTTTTGTTACTGGTTCTTTTACACCAGGTTCTGCCATAAATTCAAAATCTTCTAACATTTCGGATTCACCGAAATAGAAATCCTCGTTAATTCTATTTTTTAATAAACCTAATAAATCCTTTTTAGTTATAGTTGGTTGTAATGATTCTTTAACCAATTTATCCAAATTCTTTTCTGTCATAAAATTTTCAAACGTTGGTCTCATCGACTTATTAACATTTTTTCCCATTTGAGATGCCGCAACAGAACCTATTTTTTCCAAATAGTTTGCCATCGTGAAATTCTCCTTAGTTTCCTTCTTTTTGTATTTTACTGTTTTTTCAGGATGTTTTTTTTCTGGCATATTTTTATATTGTTTCTTTGATGTACTCTTAGAAAATTCTTTAGCCATTTTACACCATTTACAATCATCACTTTTACATTTGTTACAACGAGCCCAAAATAATCCTTGTTGTGCTTTTGACTCGAATTTTTCATCTAACTTATCATCCTCCATCATTTCAACAGTAGTTTTCCCATCCTTGTTTGATACTACAGCGTTTTTTACGTCCATTGACCCACCAGGATTCAATGTGTAGATGTCAGTTGTCTTTGTTGATTTGGTCGCATTAATAGGTTGTGTTGTTTGTTCCTCAACCTTTTTTTTGTTCATTCTTTCATACAATGCGTTTATTGTACTTTCATTTAATGATACAATAAAATCAGGAGTGAGACCAATATCCAATAAAAATCCAACTTTATTATTAAGATTCATAAGAAAATTTTTTTTCAAATTCAAGGACTATATCCCTTTCATATAATTTATTTTTTACATTCTCCTCAGTTTCACCAAATCTGAAAACTAATCTTTTAACTAAATCAAAATTAATTAACTCAGATTCATTTTCCCAACCTAAAGCTACAACATCATCTATTGCATCAATCATTGAAAAATAATCTGATTTTTGTATGACTGATAGAGAAATTTTATCATTTTTTAAAACACCTACTTTTTTTATATGTTCTAAATCAGGTGGTAGTGGATAACCATTAGATGGTTTTGATTCCCACATTTCACCCCAAACATCAGTAATATTATCACTAAATATAAACTCGTAAATGTTATCACCTTTATAATTCGGACCTAATTCATTAACATATATCAAATAGTTCATATCAATCTACCACTTGTTGTTACGCCAAATTTTTCTCCTTCCATTTCAAAAACTAAAGTTCCCTTTTTGTTTTTACCAATAAGTTTAGCGGAGGGGTATTTGTTCAAAAATCTTTTTGAAGTTGATTCTTGTTTAAAGTTTTCGGATAACCTTTCCAACTTACTTTCATTAATATTTTTTGGAGTTTCATTGAAATACTTTTGTAATATTCTGTCAACTTTTGATTCAGATACACCATATCCCATTTCTTTCATCCTCATTTTGTGTTGACGTTCCTCAAAACTTTCTCTTCTTCCGTGTCTTGGGTACATTTCAGCCATTTCACCTTCTGGTGCAACTGGTATTTCAGGTTCAGGTAATTCTTCACCACCCATCTCAGGTTCAGGTAATTCTTCACCACCCATTTCAGGTTCAGGTAATTCCTCATCACTCATTTCAGGTTCTTCAATTTCTTCCCCCTCTTCAAATTTTGAAGTAATTTCTTCAATGTCGTCAGGTTCAAGTTTACTTAAGTCCAAAGCAGACAAAATTGAATTAATAACATATTTTACATCTTGGGATGACATATCATTATCTTCATCAGTACCAAATGTTCTAAGTTTTTGAGCTAATTTACCAGTAAGTTTTTGAATACTTTTGAAAGTAACAACATCTTCCTCTTGTGGAGTTTCACCCTCACCATCCATAGGAACTTCATCATCCATTGGCATCTCATCTGTCATAGGTTCTTCAGCGGGTAATGGTTCTTCGATAGGCATTTCAGTTTCAGGTGTTGCTGGTACAGCTGGTGGTGTCGCAGGTGCTGCTGGTGCTGGTGGAATTTGAGTTTCTTCTTGTTCATTGGTTTCACCACCTTTTACTAAAAAATATTTTTTGTCATCAATATTTTCTTGTTCGTTAAATAATGACAAGTTTCCTCTATAACCCTCATTTACATTTACCTCTTTCACAATAAGGTTTAAACGTTTCAATGCTTGTGAATAAGACGAATAATACTTTCTATTTTTCATCGGCTCAATATATTCACTAACTGATTCGGTCAACCCTTTTTTAATAACATATCCATTTTTTTCTTTTGTGATATGATATGTATTTCCATCAGCTAATGTTTTTGAATATTCTAAAGATTCACTCTCGTTAATTGACTGAGGAGTATTTAAATTATATTTAGAAATTTCCAAAATCCTTTGAATTTTTTCCATTCCTCCTAATTTTTCACTACCAATAGGTTTTAATTTTCCCATATTTCGATTTTTTTGTTATTATTTTTTATATATAAATATGTACAATTAATCAATTCTACATTTACTCAATAGAAAGTTTATTATCTATAAGTTTTAAAGGCGTTTTATATAATTTGTCAATATACCCATTTCTTCGTAATACTTTAAAAACCAAATTTTCCAAGCTCATTTCACCACCCCCTTTTAAACCACTTAATCTAAACTTTTTAAGTTTATTTTTAAATTGATTTAGTGTTTTTTCGATTGTGTCAATATCTTGGTCTTCCATATTTTTTATCGAAGAATCAATAGTTCTCATCCATTGTTTAGATTTATTTTTTACATCTTTCAAATCCACTTTAAAATCAAACCTTTTGGGTGTTTTTAACCATTCATCATTCAGTAACGAATAAACACCTCCACTGATACCTTGCATATCAGTATCCTCAATGAAAAACTCAACATCAAAACCAAACATTTTTACATCTCTTTTTTGATTGAAAATTACTTTTTTCAAATCAAAATATTCAACGTACATATCTTTAAGTTCATTGGAAAATTGTTTGTAATCAACTAATATGTGCACGTCAATGTCTGAGAACTTAGACCAATTATAGTTAGCTATTGAACCAACTACAATAATGTCTTCAATAACAACGTCAATGTCCAAACTTTCAATAAATTGGTAAGTTATCTCAAGTAAATTTTTTCTAACCTTTGGGTTTATTTTATATTTCTGACCTTCAGGGTCACCCATATGTTTTTCATTTGGTAGATACCATATTTTTGGATACAACTGGTCTTGTACCTCGAAACTACTTAAAATATTTTCAATATTATCCATGTCTGATAAATATTCACATACATTGGAAATATACATCAAACCTTTTTGTACTTGTAATTTTTAGCGATGGTGGAACTAAAAAACTTACCTTGGGATTCCGATAACCTGAATCTAGTGTAAATTGTGTGCGGTACTTCATCATATTCATATTTAGTTCCATTTTTGAATTCAACAATCATTTTTTTAGTTGCTGTATCATACTCACTTCTTACTAAATTACTTGATTGTACTTCATTTATAATTTTTGTACCTACTATTTCTTCTTTTCATATTGCCATTTTTTTAAATTTAAAAAACCCCCATTTATATCGGGGGT